AGTAACTAAGAAATGATGATACTATGAAAAACGAACTAAAAAACATTCCTTGCCTCTTTTACACCTTTTTTGATCAGGACTGTCTTCCATAATAATAGGAAAGCAGAAATGCTTCATATAACAAAAATGAGGATTGTTATATAAACTTGGCTTTACTACAGGACCGCTTAGCCACCAACAGATACTCCGATAGACGGCTCATACCACACTATCTTAAGTTTATCCACACACTACAGGCACACACACTACAGGGGTGATGAATTCAGTCTGACCTAATTTTCATCATTACTGAGACGACCTGACCGACGCGATGTCTCTGCCTTAGTTTCACACATCAAAAGACCACCAAATATTCCAGTTACATTATCAACAATATACTTATGTTGTCCAGTTGTTTCACGCACTGAAACTTGCACATACTCACCTTGGATCAAAGTCTTGTAAATCTTCTTGTTTACATAAATAGATGTATGATGAACAAACACATCTTCATCTTTCAATTCCTTATCAAGAATGGTAATAAACCCAAAACCACTCTTAGAATTAAACCACTTAACAATACCAGTACACTGAATTACCCCACCCTCACTTGTAGAGTTAGCAGCCATATGTGATGACTCTGAAACAGTCTTGTTTTCACAAGTAGAAGCGTGTTCGTCTACGAAAGAATCACTCATTTTATATACATGGATGTTATCCTTTAAGTCGTTATTGATGACTATAGAATGTAAAATACTATATGTTCGTCTAATGCGAAAAAAACAGATTAATTTAGTAAAACAGGATATTATTATGAGTAGTCGTGCATTAGCATCCCAACGAAACAAACGTTCCACAGGTAGCTATAATCAACAACCCGCTGCTGAAACCAATACATCTAAAAATGTATCCAAACAGCTCACTATACCGGAAGCATTTGCAAAGCTTAACGGAAGAATCTCTGTATTAGAAAACGAAATTGCATATTTGAAATCTGGTGTCAATACCCCTATTGTGAATACTGAAAACCATTCAGGCTCACTAAATGTACCACTATCTTTACTTGATTCACATCCGCTTATCAAGAACTTAACACAACGTGTTCTATCTTTAGAAACAAGAGACCTCAATACTCCAATAACCAACAACAAAGATGTTCTCTTTGATAATGAAGAATTCAGGACTATTCGTGAAAATATGAAGCAATTTAATGAAATCCAAGATTCATTTAAACAAGTAGAGTCTAAAATGGAAACTGTTCAACAATGCAGCGACAGTTTACAACTTTCATTATTGAACATACAATGCAATATCAATAATATTGAACTCAACAATTCTAAAGCCGATGGAACTGTAAAGTCATTTCATGATAACGTATCAAAGTTAAAAGATAACCTGATCGACCTACAACAATTCTCACTACAAATCAATCAACAAAATTTACAGTTACTTCATATTCTACAAAAAAACAATTTAGTCGACCAAATCCCATCAATATCGATAAGTGATGAAGAATATATATCCAATCTCTCTACAGAACAGAATGAATGTGTAAATGATAATGAAGTACCAACTGATAACATTCAAGATGACAGCATTGAACCAACTAACGGAATGGATGATGTAGAAGCACCAAGAGAGAACATATTATTAGAGGAAACAATTACAGACAACGGTGAAGCACATACAGGAGAAGAAGAATTAACTACCAAAGACGGTAATGAAGACACATCAACTTTCATGGACCATGTTTCCTGTATAGTCAATAACTTAGACGAACACGATAAAGTAGTATCCGAAATTCAGATGGAAGTCTCTCAACGAATAGAAGATATTCAAAAAGACCTATCATTCAATTCCGTACGATTCGAAAATGATGAAGATATAACTCTTGAACACAAATAAATAGGAAAAATATATTAAACGTTATACTGTTGTATTATTATGGTATCTGGAAGACGAATTAAATTACAACAACTTCGTATTAATACTGATATTGTAGAGGAATTTCATTCAAGTAACGACGAAAATAGTGATATTGATGACATTCATGACGATAATGAACCAGGGTTTCATTCAAATACTGATTCAGAATACGAGTCTGAAATTGATAGTTATTCATCCACAGATTCAGATATTGATAACAATAAACCCTCATCAATAATCTTAAATCAACAAGAAGCAAATATTCGGTTCACAATAGGAATCATCACACTGTCAGTTCTAATTCCTTCTCTTCTAATTGCATATTTATCACTAATATCTGTATGCGTTTACATACAGTGATCTATATGCTACAGTATACGTATTTCTTTTTTGATTGGTTGTCTCAATGAAAATACATAAAGATAGATTTCATTATTATGTAATGAAATTTACCATTCAAGACAAACAGAAGTGTTCTCATTTCATTCAGCTTTTGCAAAATATGAAAGCATTCAGTGAACATATTCTATTACATTTTGACAACGAACGTTTATATGTGCAAGGTATGGATAGCAGTCATGTAAGTGTGTACGAATTAAAATTAAATTCATCCTGGTTTGATGAATATGATGTCACCGAGAGTGTCGAAATCGGTATAAATATTACTTTGATTCATAAAATATTGAACACTCGCAATGACGAACATAGCATCCATATGACCCAGAATAATGATAGTTTACAAGTTGAATTCAAAACAGACTCCCCGAAAGGGTTCGATAAATTCTTTGAAATTCCAATATTCGACATTGACCAAGAGCAATTGACAATTCCAGAAGTTGAATATGATATTGAATTTTCTATGGAAAGCAAAAAAGTGAAAAATTTGATTGATGAATTGAGTAAATTTGGTGAAAGCGTTCAATTCACATTTGAAAACGATCGCATCAAAGCAATGTGTTCTACGGAACATGAAGGGAAAATGGAAGTTCATATCGATACAAATGAACTTGAGAGTTGTTCGGTAAATGAAGAAGCCAATATAAACTTTTCATTTAACATCAAATATATTCACCATATGTGTCAATTTCATAAAATCGGCAGCGAAGCACAGCTATTTTTCAGCAGTGAAATGCCTATGCAATTACGTTATGATATTGATGGTGAAGACAATTACATTCGCTTCTTTCTTGCACCAAAGGTAGAAGATTGATTCTTTTTGCTACATCCCAACTCTTTATCACGAATATAACGAAGAGAAATATTTTTCATTTTTTGTTCATAGTCATACTTCTCTTTCACAACCCGCAAAAATCGTTTTAGTACTGGTGATATGTATACAAGATCTTCATTTGCTTCTAGTAAATACTGAACCCATATTAAAGACGGAAAAAAATAGATTCTACCCACTCGTATAAGACTGCTGTAACCATACACGCTATCAAACACACACGAAATCATATATTATATGTTTACTTTTTACGTTAAAAGAAAGTAAATATACTATTTTCAAAAAGTAATGAAGTTTATATTAGGACTCATCATTTTCCTAACAATATTATTCATATATTTACATTTACATGTCCACTTGAAAATCAGCAATGAGCTGGAAGTGTTTGATTTAGAAGAACTCGGAAAGGAAAAGTTAGAAGAAATATGTGATTTGAAACAACCATTCATATTTCCGTTTTCCAATGAAGCAATTGATGATGGTATCAAAAGTGCTTTTACTAGTGTGCATGCAACCACGCAAGTAAATATCAGAAACAAAAATGACAAGGACCATAATACAATTAATCATATTCCTATTAATTATTCTGATTCTCTCAAATTATTCCAAAAAGATGTCTCTGGAAATTACTACTCAGAGAAAAATGACGAACTTTTACAAGATACACATTTACTCAAATGCCTTAAGAATAACGACCATTTCTTGCGACCTTCGTATATGATGAATAACCATTATGATGTGATGTATGGTAGTAAAGATTCATATACAACTTTCCAATACAAGCTAAACTATCGCAATTACTACTATGTTTCATCCGGTAGCATCGAAGTCAAGTTAACACCTTATACGAGTATTAGATATCTATATCCCCAATATGATTATGAAAGTCTGGAATTTTATTCATCAATTGACCCATGGAATACGCAACCGGAATTCAAAAAGGACTTATCGAAAGTGAAATTGATGGAAATACAGGTCCCAACAGGAAGTGTGATATATATACCACCTTATTGGTTTCATAGTATGAAATTTGGAGAGAACACTAAAATCATATCATTCGAATATAGAACATATATGAATAATGTCGCAATTATCCCAGAGTTATCTATGCACTTATTCCAAATGAATAACTTGAAACGTAATAATGTAAAACGTGCAAATATTAAGATGGATAATACAGATTTCTCTCCGGAGACAAAGAAAAAGAAAAGTAAGCGAACAAAAACAAACAATAAGTGATTGGATATTTCTATATGAAAAAGAATATCATTATCGACAAAAGAGAGAACAAGAAAAATAAATCGTTACATATCATTTATCCACTGACGTGGCACCGTAGATATATATTATTCGTGTGGGAATTATATTACACCCTTGGTAATTTAAAACGGAACAAAATGTCCGTAAAAATCAACAAGGTTGTAATGGCGAATCGCACGCCTTTGGACGCTTATCACTCTTACGAGGTATAACGCCAATTTTTTCAGGTTTGAAACATACTGGTCTTTCTTCTCCTCTATACTGGTTGAGAAGCAATCCTAATATGTTTTTAGACGCATTGATGTCCCTATCCAGACAGCATAATTTACACTCGTTGGTTTTACAACGGATTACACTATGGATATTAGACATTCTTGCTATAGGTTCTAAAACACCATTCTTTTTCCTACAAATACGGTTTCTGTATAACTCAATTGGATTACTACACGAAGAACAGGTTTTACTGGTATTGTATTCATCTATTCCAACTACCTTACAATACTTACGAAGTTCTCGTTTCAATCGTAAAATTGGTGTTGTTGGATGTGATTTTACTAAACCGTGTTGTTGCGAATAATCACCAAATCCTACTAATGTTTTCACATTTTTACCTCCTCCTATGCGTTCGCATATTTTTGCTAAGGTTGCTTTGCTTCTACAATAGGAAGTGAAGTTCAAATTGCGAAACCCTTTTTCTGTATGAAACTCCGTAAAGGTTCGCATTCGTGGAAATACGTATTTGAAATATTCCTTCATTACGCTTGTTTTGCTGGTTTTTATGGTTGGTATGAGTTTCCATTCTTCATAATGCTCCCATCTTTTATACCACCCTACACGTTTTTTACAGGCATAAATCATTTTGCTTTTATGACGATATTCCTTTGTTGATACTTGAATGATTTTATCATTTGTATCATAAGAAGTAATGAGTGCTCTCACACCAGGGTCAATACCAATAAAGTTATCGTATTGTTGTTCTGTGTATTCACGAACAGGTGTATCAGGTTGTTTCGGTTTTCTCATCTGTAATACAATACTTTTTCCGTCTGTTAAAATTGTAAATCCAAACTTCTTGTTTTTCGTTTCATACCGATTGATATTGAAAAGTTCCCTCCAATATTCTTCGCTGTTTTCAGAAAACTTCTTCACATCTAAACCACTTTCAACATCACTATTTTCTACTTTTAGTTTCTTTGCTATGTATTTGAGTGTGTTTTCTAAACCAGCATTACAAATGGTAATATGTGATTGCGTAAATCCGTGCTTGTGTGGTAATAAAGTAAAGGTTCGTATTCCTTTTGTATCAGGATACTTTTCAAACTCCTTCAAAATAGAATAGTAAATCTTTACAAAGTGATTGGAATGTTTTACGATGTTTGCTTCAGTTGGTGTGTATTTCAACCATTCACGCATATACAAAATAAACGTGTTCTTTCCTTCGTATTTTGGTTCATAAATATCTTTCAACCAACGATATACAACAGCATTATCAGTTTCACCAGTTCGTAGTTTCAAATATTTACGAAACCGATTATAAAAGTTCAGTTTCAAATGATTATTCGCCATCGTGAGTTGTAATTTATTCAGGTTGGTAATGTATCCTAAGCATAAATAATCACGAGCAGGTAAAGCATCGGTAATATATTCCCTCATCTGTGAAAAACTTTCATATAATTCGGTAGTTGTATCGGTAGTATCCTTTGTATATTTGAGTTGTGAAACCATACAACACGCTTGATAAAACAGGTTCTGCTTTATTTCAGGCAAGGGTTTGTGTTCTTCCAAAAGACGTGTAAAATGGAAGTTTATCAACTTGTAGGATAAGAAACAGATGGTATTTATCTTGGGTAAAATATCCTCAACAATCGTGTCTGCTAAAAGGTTGTTTTTACAAAAGGATTTCCACGAAGACTTGATACAGGTAAAATCAGTATTCTTGTTTTCTTCCTTACGAAGTGATACGTCATTTCTAAC